TTGAGATTGCATTGTTCTCTTCCAAATTAATCTATATAATTCATTTTCTAAATTACTTAAATTTAAATTATCTACTTCCATTTTAGTTGGTCTTATACATTCATGAGCCTCCTGTGTATTGTCATTTTTTTTCTCATACACTTTTTTTCTATAATAATTCTCTCCAAATTTTTTAATAATTTCACTTTTAATTTTATCAAGACCTTCATCAGAAATAGATATTGAATCAGTTCGCATATATGTTATATGACCTCCCTCATACAATTTTTGAGCTACACTCATTACTAATTTTGAATTAATATTTATTTTTGATGTTGCCACTTGCTGTAATGTTGATGTAGTAAATGGTTCCGAAGGATTTTGAAGTTTTACTTTTGATGATATATCAAATAAATTAAATTTTGATTTAGCCATTCTTTTTATAATCTTTAAAACTTTTTTTTCATCACTTTTATCAAAAATTAATTTTTTATCTGGTGATTTATTTGAACCATCACTCTTATCACTTGTTTCTTCATCACTCATCATTAATTTAAATATAATTTCAAATTCATTAATTTTTATATTACTATTAATATAATAAAATGTTGATTTTTTTGAATTATAGTAATCATTAATTTCATTTTCTTTATCAACTATTATTTTGACAACAACCGATTGAACTCTTCCAGCTGATTTAGCATTATCTACATTATTTAATAAAATAGGTGATACAGTAAAACCGGTTGAACGATCTATTAATCTTCTTGTTTGTTGAGAATATACCACATTCATATTAATTATTGATGGTGAATTTATAGCATTAACTATTTCCTTTTTTGTAATTGATGTAAATATTATTCTTTTCGCATTCTTTACTTTTAATTCTTTTGCTAAACTCCAAGCAATCATTTCTCCCTCTCTATCTTTATCTGTGGCCAAATAAATATTATCCTTTGATATATTCTTACAAGATTTTTTTAATTTTTTAATAACATCCTCTTTTGTTGGAGAATATTTTGGTTCATAATCATCTACTTTAGGTTTCCAATTATGTTCTAAATCAATAATATGACCACAAGAAGCCATAATAATATAATCATTACCCAAACATTTTTTAATTGTTGGTATTTTAGATGGCGATTCTACTATTACTAATTTTGACATACTTAATATTGTTATTATTTATTCATATAATATTGTTATTCAATTTTTATAATATATAAAAAATTGAATAATTGTAAAATTATTAGTTATAATAATTAATAGTTTAAAAACAAAATGAATTATACAGTTGATGAATTACTTCTTTCTTGTGAAAATCAATCGGAATATGTAAAAAAATTAATTTTATTTTTTAAAAATAATTCAAATGATTATGAACAAATAGAATTAAAATTTATGAATGAAATAAAACGAAAATATGACCATATTATTAATGTGTTATTAAAAATAATTGAGCCAAATATTTTAATAAAAATTATTGAAATTAAAGATAATGAAGAAAAAATAATTAATTATTTTCTTAAATTTAAAAATTGCAAAACTATTGAATTATTTTTAAATATTATTACATTAAATGGAAAAAAAAAATTTGTGGAACAATTAATGAATAAAAAATATACTTTTGAAAGTGAATTTTCTCGTGGTTTTTCTTTTCATATGTCATTGTTAAATATAATTTTATTTAACACACGAAATTGGAAAGGAAAAAATAAAATAATTAATCAAGAATGTGTTGTAAATATTTTTAAAAAAATACAAAATTTAAATCAATATACAGTGATGAATGAATATCGTCATTATTTGTCAAATTATATGATATCTGTATGTCAATTTAATTTTGAAAATTTTGAAAAAATATTTAATATTTTAATTAATTCAATAAATGGCAAAAATATTTATGAACTATTAAAAATTAAAATTTATTGTGATAAAACAAGTATTGAAACAAAATTAAATTTATTTGAATATTTAATTGTCAATTTAATGAACCATAATTATTATAAAAAAACAATAAAATTAGTAGAATTCATTATTGATAAATTAAATAATAACTATATTGATTTTGTTTTAAATGAATGTAATTTAAACTTATTAATTGCAAATTCTTTAAAAAGTGAATATTTTAATGATAATATAATTTTGAATTTAATATGGAGAGATGATTTTTTGAAATATATTGAACCAAGTGAAACAGTTAAAGTTTCATATTGGAAAACTTCAATTTTATATGAATCATTATGTAATAAAAATTTAAAATTTATTGAAAAAATATTATTAAATGAATATTCATCAAAAAAAATTAATTTTGATATAAAATACAACCATTTTCCCGAATATTCAGGCAAACATACTTTCATATCATTATTATTATTTTATATTGGTTTTTCAAATTGTGCAAAAATAAAAAATAATCTTATTAATATTTTTAACATATGTTTTGATAATTTTGAAAGTTCTATTAATTTTAATAATTTCAATGTTATTACTTTTATTGTTAAAAACAATTTTAATGATTTTTTCAAATCAAATGAAAAAATCATTCATGATAATTTAAATAATTTTAATTCAAAATTAATGGAATTAGAAAAAATTGAAGAATTCAAAAAAATCAAACAAACAAGCGAGTCAATTAAAAATTGTTTAAATTGTGAATTTTATGATTTGTGTGAAAAAAATAATAATGAATTTATAAAATGCATTATTGACAAATATTTTGAATTAAATTCAATTGAAAACATTAGCAAAAATAATTTAATTTTGGATTCTTTTGATTTTGTTTGTGAAAAAAATTATTTTGAATTAATTGAATTATTATTTGATAAATTTATTAAATTACATTTAGATTTCTTAGTCAGTTTAAATTATGATAATTTTAAATCAAAACAAAAATCTAAAAAATTGGATAATTTAAAATCTAAAAAAAAATCCAAAAAATTAAACAATTATTATTTAGATAATGTTGTGAATTATTGTGGTAAAAATAGCAATTTTCATATTATTGAAAAATTATTTGATTTAAAATGTGAATTTAATTATTTTTCATTTATTAATAATTATAATACATTTTTGTTAGAATTAATAAACCACAATTTTCCAAATAAATTTATTATTAAAGTTATAAATGAATTGGGTGAAGACTGTTTTCCACAACATTTAAATAAAAAACATAATCATACAGCATTAACATTATCTAGCATTAAAAATAATATTGAAGTATTCAATGCATTAATAAATAAATTTGGAAAAAATATTCATCCATATTTATAATTTTATTTTTATATAAATTATTATGACTTCTTTAAAAGATAAAATAAAAGATTTAGATTTCTTTTTACAACTAATAATATACCATTATTCATTGCCATCAATAAATAATAAATTAAAAAAAAATATTAAAGATAAATATAATAAACATTATAAACATCTTGTAAGAAATATAAATACAGGACACGTATATTATAGTTTATCATATTGCAGTTAAATTTTAATTGTTTAACCTTTAACTTGACTTTCAAATAATTCCTTTAACTTTTTATGTAAAAATTTAACAACATATTCTTCAATATCAGTTTCACCAAGTTTATACCATTTTCCATTTACTTTCTTATTAAACATTTTTAATAATTTATATACTAATCTTCTACTTAACATTTTATCTTTAATAAATTTCATCTTTAATAAATCTTTATATGATGGTTGAATATCATCTTTATACTCTTTCATTGATTTAATAAATTCAACATCATCACCTTCAACTTTTAAATATCCTAATAAATCATACATATTATCTTGAATATATTTATCTAATAATTTATGATAATAATATTTAACAATTGTTTTAATGACCTTTTTATCATTGTCAAGAGATGGATATGAATATTTTAGTTTAACTTTTCTATTATCATATACAAGAGGATTATCATATAAAAATATAGAATTCTTTAAACAATCAGCATCAGTTGTATCTTTTTTAGTAACATCAAATAAATTCATAAGTTTATTAACTAAAGGGTCTGAAAAATATGTTCTGGGATATGATTTAAAATATAATTTTGGATAATTAACAGGTGGCATAGTATAAACAATAGTCATTATATAAATAATACTATAATTTATTTTAAACTTTGTAAAATATAATTTAATGAATGTTTATTATCTTTATGTTTATATTTCATTATAATATCTTTTAATTCTTTACTTTTTAATTCTTTATTGTATATTTTTATATAGCATTTTTTAACCATATTAATATATTCTTCATTTGGAAAACAATCATCATTAATAAAAATATTAAAAGAAAAATCCAATATTCTATCCTGTGTAAGAATTGGTAAATTATTATTATTTATATAATTTACAACATCTTCAAATGTTTTTATTTCATATATTTTATCTAAAAAAAATCTTCTGTCATTAAATATCTTATAAGGATTTTCGTCATCTTCATTCATAATCTATTATAAAATATATATTATATTTATAATATAATGAATAATAATGATATTGCAATTATTAATAATAAATTAAATACTTTAATTAATAAACATTTTATTAAACTTAATAATGATGATAAACAATTAATAATTAAATATTTAAAACTAACTATAAATGAACTTTTTAAATATTATTATGACGAACATTTTATAGACCAACTTTTATTAAATGATTGTAATGATATTATGAGTTTATTTATTCTATTATTTCCATATTATGAACTTAATGATAGTAATAAGCTTAATGATTTAAATGAAATATTTAATAATTCAACAAATACGGCAAAAACAATTTTTGCATCAACATATTACATAGACCATTCGCAAGTTAATAAAGAAGAATATTTTGAAAATTCATTAAATTTAATAAAACAAACTTTATATAAAATTAATGGTAAATTATTAGCAAATTGGATTAATATTTTTCCTTATACTAAAAAAAATTATAAAAATAGTAAGGAATTTGAAAATTTTAATACTCTTTTTAAACTGAATTCTTTTAGTAAATTTAATTGCAAAATTGGGTATGATACTATATATGGTGTTATTAAACAATTTCTATATGATGATATTAAAAAAATTAAATGGATGATTTATGATACATATGATAATAATGTTATATTGCCTAATATAGTTTGGTTATGTAATTATTTAGATATTTCAGATATAACTACTGTTGATTTAAATAATTTTAAACAATCCAAAAAATATAATAAAGTCTTGATTAAATGGGAAGAGTTAGGAAATCAAAATAATATTCTTAAAATTAAATCATTGTTATTATTTTACTACAATTATAAAAAAGGAGAAATCAATGAAGTAAAAGAAATAGTTAAAAATTGCATTAAAAATAATTTTAATACTAAAGATTTCGATAAAGAAAATATTAATGAAGATTTTGGTGAATTTTTTAAAACAAGTGAAGACCAGCAAATACACTGTTTAAAATTATTATTTAATGATAAGAATATTCATTTTGATAATATATATAATTATATATTTGAATGTATTCAACAATTTAAATATACTTGGTATGGAAATGTTTGTATGAATGATTATTTTTATAATAAAGAAGAACATATAAATATTGAAACCACACAAAATTATTTAAATAAATTTCAAAATAAAAATCCTAATATGACACTTAAAACATTTTATAATTATTTTAAATCATTAGTTAATTATCAAAAAAAAGATGAATTTGTTCCATATTCTATTTCATCAAGTTGGAATGAATTAACTGATAATGCTAAAGAAGAATTTATTAAAAAATTAAATTCTATTAATTGGTTTAGTATAAAGGGTAATTTAAAGCGTCTTTATCCTAATAAATCTCCTAATGAAATTAATGAATTACAAAATGATATTAATTCAAAATTATCTAATTCAAATGATAATAATACAACAATTCCTGTTATTATTTTTGAAACATTAGTTTTTAATGGTATATTTACACATTTTGTGTATAATCCAATTAATAGCGATAAAAATTTAATGCCAAATAAAGATAAAGATGGAAATAAGTGGAGAAGTTATATTAAAGAAAATTTATTTAAACATAAAGAAAATAATGACTATGTAAATTCTTATAATTTTGTAAATAATGAAAAATATAATGAAGATAGTTTAAATAATATGATAAATAGCACTTGGTATACTAATTTTGGTGGTAATTGGATTTGTCAAATTCAACAATTTCATCATTTTATACATAATCGTGTTATGTATGTCACTGGAGCTACTGGTGCTGGTAAATCATCTGTATATCCATTTATGATGTTATACGCCCAAAAAATTATTAATTATAATAATTACGCTATTGTAATATGTACTGAACCAAGAATTGGTCCAACAACTGGTAATGCAGATAGAATTAATAATAGTTTAGGTTTAGATGCAAAAGATAAACTTGAAAAAAAATCAGTTAATTATATTCAATATAAAACATCAAAAGCTAAAATTGTTGATAATTATCCACATTTAACATTAAGATTTACTACAGATGGTTCATTATTATCAGAATTAAAGACTAATTATGTTTTAAAAGATATGGTTAAATATAATATTAAAGATACAAATTTATATGATATGTTATTAGTTGATGAATCACATGAAAATAGTGTTAATATGAATGTTATTTTAACATTAGTTAAATTTGCTGTTTATATTAATAATCAAATAACACTTGGAATTATTAGTGCTACAATGGAATATGATGAAATTATTTATAGAAATTATTATAGTAAAATTGATGATAATTACAAATACCCATTAAGTGTTTATAATAAAAATAAAATGAAAGAAGGGATATTATTTAATAGGTATTTTGTTGATAAAAGAATTCATATGTCTGCACCATTTCAAACAACAAATTATAGTATAGAACAAACACCATTTAAAGAAGGTGATGATTATATAGAAATATTAAATAAATATATTATTAGTCATCCAGACAAAGGTAATGTTTTATTGTTTCAAACTGGAAAAAAAGAAATTATGGATGTTGTTAAAAAAATAAATAGTAATACTAGTTATGGTAATATTTTAGCTCTTCCTTTTTACTCTGAATTAGATGATGAACTAAAAAACCATATTCAAGGTATGAAAGTAGATGAAATAAAATTTACTAAAGATTTTGTAATGAATAATATTAATAATTATAAAGATATGAAAGATAATCCAGAAATTAAAATTAATGGAGAATATTCAAGATTTATAATTGTTTCTACAAATGTAGCAGAAGCCAGTATTACTATTGATAATTTATCATTTGTAATTGATACAGGAAAACAAAAGAAAAATATATTTGATTACGATACTTTTAAAAGTGAGCTTCAAGAAAAACCTATTGCATTGCCAAATGCTTTGCAAAGAAAAGGGCGTGTGGGCAGAACAAAAAATGGTTTTTATTTTACTACATATGATTTTGAAACATTGGAAGAAAAAATTTTATATCCTATAACAACTGAAGAAATTATTAATAATATTGTTGATTTAATAACAACAACCAATACAATATTTATAGATAAAACAAATGACCCTTATTTAGTTAATAATATTAGTAAATTATTACCATTTATTAAAAATCAATATGTATATAATAAATATATTAATAATAATATATCAAATGAAGAATTATTTAATTTTAAACCCAAAATTTTAATAAACAACCGTGATATTATATACCCATATAATGATGGTGGTTTTGATATGGAACAATTAAAAGATGAAGAATGTAAATTTTATATTGTTAGTCCAAATGAAGATTTAATAATTAGAGATGATAAAACACAAATAATTATTTCTAAAAAAGACAATTATAAAAATAGAATAAATATAATATTTGATTATTTAAAAAAATTAAAATTATTAAATGATAAAACAGAAATAACACCATTTGGTAGTGGAGTATTAGAAATAAAAAAATTATTTGTAGATAAAGATGAAAACTCAGGTATGGAAATAATTAATATTATTAGTATTTTACATTGTAATTCATTTATTTTACATAATGCAAAAAAGCAAAAATATTTAATTCATAATATGATACTTATGATTATTAATGAAAAAAATGAATTAAGATTAAAAACAATAAAAAGAAATGATGTAAAATGTGATTTTATATTTAAATCAAAAAATATTAAAACTGAATTATATTTTGATTTAAATTGTAATAATTTTAATCATAAAGTAAATCAATCATTAGAAGAATTAATAGATAAAAATAATATTAATGAAATAGATAATAAAATAGATAATTATACATATTCTAAAGTTGAAGAATTAAAATTACAAAATGAAGAATTAAAACAATATTATATTAATATTTTAAGAAATTATAATAAAATGAAAATTAAATTTCAATATGTTTTTTGTAATTTGGATAAATATAATATTAATAATAGCAATTTTGATACTTCAAAATATTATTTAGAAAAATATGATTTATTTAGTTATATAACTATTTATTATTATTCAAAACAATTATTAAAAAAATTAAATAATGTTCCATTATATATAAAATATTACGATCAAGATTTAACTGATGTTTATATGATTATGAAACCACATAAAAATTTAATTACTGATGTAAGTATAATATATTTACACAATTTTATATTTTATATTCCAACTATGAAAAATCCAACTGAAACTAATGAAATAACTAATATAATGTATATACCCGAAAATGTAGTTAAATTATTTGAAGAAAGAAAAGTTATAAAATATAATAAAAATAATTTGGTAAATAGTGATGAAAATTATTATTTAAAATTAAAGGATAAGAATTCTGATTTTGAGCCTTATGCAAATATTATTTTACAATATAATTAAATATTTTTTTATTGGAGTTATTATATGAATTATTCACTTAATAACATTGAAAATATAACATCTATAGATCCAATGGATTGGGGCAAATCGGGTTGGATATTTTTATTTTCAATAGCATTAACTTATAATATTAATAAAAGAGAAATATATGAGAATTTTTTTATTTCATTAAAGGATATTTTGCCTTGTTATGGTTGCAGAATAAATTATAATAAGAAATTAATGAATATTGATAGTAATGTTTTTAATTCAAAGGACAATTTATTAAACTGGTTATTAAATATACGTAATTCTATTGCAAAAAATAATGGTTTAAAATTAATGACATTGGAAGATGTTTTGAAAGAAATTAATTATAGCAATAAAAATAACTACTTATTATATTATATTTTAATAATAATAGTAATAATAGTTGTAATTATAAAAATATATAAAAATTGAAAATAAACAATAAATACTATTAAATATTTATTAAGATGAGTTATAAATACTATGATGATTTAATTAAACAAATTATTATATATTCTTTCAAAATAGATAATGGCAATATAAGTGATGTTGATTTTAATAATTTACATCAAATATTAGTTGATATTCCAGGTGATAGATATAATTACCATTCAAATAAACTAAATACTCCAACTATTAAAGATAAAATAAGAAAAATTATTAAATATGTGAGTAAGAAAAAAAATGTTCAAAATACTATTTTTAATAAATTTCGTGATTATTTTATTAACGGCACACCTGAAATATTAAATGACTTTTTTGAATGTATTAAAAATCAAATTTTATTAAATAATTTTGTATGTGTAACATATGAAAGACACTATTCTAAATTAATATGCAATAGTGAAGAAAATGGAATAAAATTATTAACATTAATTATACTGAAAGACAATAAAATAATGTATAAAAATTTAATAACACATATATTAAGTTGTAATGATTTTAATTTTAATAAAAAAATGTTTAAAATGTTTAATTCTCATATATTATCTGATGAAACTAAAATAACATTATTTTTATTATTAATTAATAATAATAGTAGAATTGATTTTTATTATTATATTATTCACATTAAACAACTAATTACGGATTTTTACTTTAATATAAACGATAAAATTCCAGAAAAATGGTTGTATCAGACATTATTATATCTATTTAAGATTGATTATAATAATTATAAAGATATAATTGATGATATATATAAAAATCATAAATATATTAAATTTGATGTTAAAAAATTAAAAGAGCTTATTGAAAAAAAAGAAATTCATAATGTTAATATTAATATATTTATTAAATTAAATAATATAAAAATTGATAAAATATTATTAAAATTTTTAATATATAAAAAGATTAAGGTAGAACATAATATTCCTATAGATGATGAATTATTATTATGTTGTTCTATAAATCAATTTATTCCATATAAAATTAATTGCGTTCCAACAGATGAAATAGTTACTGAGGTTTGTAAATATAATAATATGGACCATATTAAAAAGATTATTGAAGCAGGTGGAAAGTTAGAACATAAGCATTTATTATATGCTTGTAATTTATATGAAAATGGAAATATTATTAAATATTTAATAGATCATACTAAACCAGATATGCAAATATTAGATAGATTACTTGAAAAATATAGTGCCAAAATATATTTAAATATTATAAATACAGAATTTTATAAAAAAGATGAAAAAATTGTTAAATTTAATGAAGAATTATTATTTAAGATAGAAAAAAATGAAAATGATATTGATAATAATAAAAAGTATTTAATAAAGAGTAAAATAAGAAATTTATTAAATATTAAAAAAACAAAAAAGTATAATATAAATGAATTATTGGTGTTATTTATTAATTACTTAGAAAATAATAGATTGATAATACAAAATTATTTTATTTTAAATGAAGAATTATCTGAAATAATTAAAACAGATGTTAATCGTGTATTGAATGTTAGTGAAATAAAAAATTTTGTTTCATATTTTATAAAATTAGATTAAACTTTTTTTAATTAATTTTTCTAATTTTAATACATTATCTTTTGTAATTTTATCATTATTCCAATCATTAATATTTGAATTTATTTTTTCTAAAAAATTATCTCTTACATCAGTTATATTTTTACTATAATTTCTTATTAAATTTCTATAACTAATATTATTATTAATAATTTCTTTATTTAATATAACTTCTAACTTATAAATATCTATAGAAGGATGTGATAATCTTATTTCCATCCAAAAAGTGCTCCAAGCAGAACAAAAACCATCTGGGTCTCCAATATAATTACTTTTTAATTCATAAATTTCTTTATATTGAAAAGAAATTTTAGGCAAATATTTTTTTGGTGGTAGATATTCTAAATTAAATTGCAAAGCAAAATTTTCTAAAACATTATCTAATAAATTACTATCATAATTCATTGATTGGGGTGGTTCTGATCCATAAGGTTCAAAACGTTCTAATCTATTATTTTTAAAATCAAATATTAGGTAATTTGAGTGTCCTTTATATCCTTTTGAATCAAATAATTCTATACCAAGTGGTATAATAAAAAAATTAGTTTTATCTTTAATTTGGTTAATATAAGAATATAGACCATTAATATCATTAATAAATTTATAATTTTTCCAATACAGAGAATAGTTAATAAATTCGAAATAATTATTATTAAAATTAATTAATTCTGTATTTTGTTTAATTAAATTAATTGATGATTTAGTGTTTTTATATTTTTTACTTAAATATAATAATCCAGAGAATATGTTAATAGATGTTGTAGAGTATGAAGAAATATTAACTTCTGGATAATTGTCAATTAATTTAGGATATAATTTTGTTTTTGGATATGAAAACATTTTATTCATAATAATATTTTTATTAATAAATACATTAACACAATCTGTTATTCTATCTAAGATAATTTTATGACAATTATTTTTTTTATTACTTTGAATTGAATCTTTACAATTATTATCGTTTGATAAATAATAATTTTTATTAGTTGAAGACAAAATGTATAAATAGCTTTTTGTGGTTAATTCTAAAAAAGCATTAATTTTATTTTTGTCTAAATATTTAAATATAGTTTCTCTTTTATTATTAAATATAAAAATATCTAATTTTTTTTTTTCTAAAATATTTTTCACATTTTCCCAGTAATCGTATTTAACTAATAAAAATAACGGGCTTTCACCATAATTGTTTTGAATATTTAAATCGCTATTAATTATAACATCATCAATTATATTGTTATAATTTTTATATATATTTAATTTTTCTAATATTAAATGTAAAGGTATATTTCTATCAATATTAAAAATGTTGTAATTAAATGTTATTTGTTTATATATATTAAACATTTTTAAAACATCATTTTTATTTAGTAATGATATTTTTTCAATAAAATAACAATAAAAAATATTACCACTTTTATCTTGTATATTACCATCAAATAAATTAATATATTTTTCAATTAATAAACATAAATTTATATCATTAGAAATAGCTATATAATGTAATGGTGATAAATTATATTTATTTTCAGTGATATTTAATTTAATATTTGATTTCAATAGAAAATCTACAAAATCTAAATTATTATTTTTAATTGATAAATGTAAAGGTGTTTCACCATCATTAGTTAAAGTGTTTAAATTATAGTATTTTGTCAATATTTTAAATATACTAAAATTATTATTTATGACACTGATATGTAAGGCATTATAACCTTCGTTATTTTTAATATTAAAATTATTAACATAATCACATAATATTTTTAAGCTTTCAATATTATTAAATTGTATGCAATACATTAATGAATTGTTATTATTGTTGTCATAAATTTCATTAATATTTAATCCAATATTATTACTGTTTTCTTCTAATATGATTTTAAGTATTTCATTATATGAAAATTTAATTATATTGTAAAGAATACTTCTATTATTTTCATCAACAATATCTAATTTTAATTCTTTTATTATTAATTTTATAATTTCATACTTATTAAAAAGAATAAGATATTCTAAAAAATAAATATTTTTACTGTCTTTTATATTATAATCAACATTTTTATTTTTTTTTATTATTTTAATAATTTCTTTCCATTCACCACTATTAACTAATTTAAATAATTTAAAATTTATCTTTTCTATATTATATAAATTATTTAAATTATTGTTTAATAATAAAACATCTTTCATATAAATTGTATAATAAATAATTTTATTTATTATATTTGTTCTAAAAAAATTATTTATTTAAATAATCATTGATAATTAAATACATTGTTTTAATAATTTTTATTTTTTCAATGTGATAAGGTCTAAATATTTTTAAAATTTCATCTAAAGAATATAATTTAATATCTCCTATTTCATAATCATCTATTTTATTATTTTCGTAATTATTTAAATAAGATAAATAATAATTATGTATATATTTAACACCATTTGTTCCAGTTAAATTTTCTCTTAAAAATTTGCACTTTATAAATATTTCTAAATCATCTTTATTAATATTTGTTTCCTCATTAAATTCTCTAATTGCACTATCTAAATCATTTTCATTTTTATTTCTTCTGCCCTTTGGAAATCCCCATTCATTAAAATTATAAATTGATTTTTCAAACTCTTCTTTTTTATATTTTATTCTAACATTGTAAAATTTGCTTTTAGAATTAGTATATTCATTAAAATGATATTGATTATGTATCCCTGAAGAGTTCCACATTTCATTCCATAAATCATCAAACTCTTTATTTAATATATTATTTATTTCGTTTTCTGTCATTTGTTTAATTAAATAATTTACACTTGGATTATTTAAATTTTCATTTTCTAAATCACAATTAATAATATTCTCATTATATTTACCTCTTAAAAATTCTATATATCCTAATGAATTTTTTCTCTGAACCAATAAAAATTTAATATCCTTATTTATATTGTTTATATCAACAATTTTTGATAAATTATCTATTAATGTATTTCTATTAACATTAAACCTATTATATATATGCTCCTGCAAATCATTTATTTTATCATTCTCAAAATTATCTATTTTAAATGATATTAATCCATTTGAAATTAATGGATAAATACATTTTTTTTGATGATGTCCTTTTTTATTACAATTAATACAATATAAAATTTTATTTGATTTATTATAATTATAATTCATAACTTTCTATAATAAAATCATATTATTTATTTAATTAAATATATTTTTATTTACAAATATTATTCATTATATATAATGACTGTTCTTATAAATAAAAATAAATTAATGTTTAATTAAATAACATCATAATCATCAATTTCATCATCTTTATTATCCATATCATAATATTCTTTAATTTCTTCTGGTGTGGCTAAATCAAATAAAATACCTTTTGCTGTAATTTCATTGCTTTTATCTGAAAAAATATTACCTTTTATCAAAATTTTTACATACATATCTTTTTTTAATAATTCAGTTGTTTCTTTAATTCTCAAACAATCATTGATCAATAAAAATTTATTGGGATTAATTAAATCAGGTGGTATAATAACCTTAACTGGTCCATTGATTGCTGTATTAATTTTAGGTGTAATTCTATCCATTTTACATATTATTTCTTTTTCATTTATAATAAAAAATAATTGACAACTAAATTTAACTTTAAATTGTTGCGAAGACAAAATATCTTCAGGATTAATTAATGTTTCTTCTATTTCATCAACCTTATAAATTTTATTTATATAACCATATTGTTTATAACATTTTTTTTCATAATGATTTTTTAAATTCTCTTTAATATGATTTGTTATATCATTATCCATTTGTTCTGGATTTAACAATTCTTTTGTATTAAGAATTGTATCTGTATATATTTTCATTAAACGATTATTAGAACTCATTTTGCTATTATAATTATATATTATTTTTTATTTATCAATTTTTATTACTTATACTAAATTAAATACATACATATCATATATAAATAAACAACACTATTAAACTTCAAAAAACACAAACAATTTTCTACAAAAAAAGAACAAACTCAAAAAATATCTTCTGGTTGAAACAAAGAACTACCATCTTGTCCTTGAACTTCAAGTTTTCCATTTGAAATAAATCTCCCTATTTTTCTCTTAATTTGTTTTAAACATTCTTGATTAATTTTCTTTTTATTCAATATCATCTCAATTTTTCCTCTTTCTGTTTTCCCAACTGCAATAGTCTCTTCTTCATAAGAAAGAATTTTCATTTGTAATAAAATCATTTTACGAAACAAAAAGAGATTTGATAATTCAAATCTATCAAGAAAATCAAAAACATTTAAATGAATTTTAATGAAATTTATAAGAATATTATCCTTAATAAATCCAAGCTCTTTTTCTTCAAATTCATCAAAGACATCATCAACTTGAGAACTAAAATTTAAAAAATCTTGAATAGACAAATTTAAATTAGAAAGAATATTTTGATACATAAGTTCAAAGAATTCTTTTTTTTCTTTATTTAATTCTTCAACCGTTTTTGCTGGATAATCTTGAAACCCCAACATAAAATTCTCATGATCTTCCACCATTCTTTCCAACTCTTCAACACATTGTGTTGGATGATCTTCATATCCCATCATCACTCTTTCATGTTCTTCAATTTCATCATCCAACTCTTCGACAGATTTTGCGGAATAATCTTCATACCTCATCATCACTCTTTCGTGTTCTTGAATTTGGTTATCTTCTTCAAAACAAAGAATAATATCTGGATTAAAGATATGTTCAAAAATATCTTTCTGTGCTTCTAAACAAAGACCTTTCCAAGTATCAATATCATTCCAAATATCCAAAGAAGACTGCTCTTCTTCAGTCAATATTTGCTTGACTTCAAGAATGAATATTGGAATGTTTAAAACAGAATCCAAAAGTTCTTGTTCTTGTAAAAACAGTTCATTGCGATGATAAGCATCAATTTGAACATGAATATCATATAATTCTCTATTGAGGGGAAAATTACTTGTTTTAAGGTATAAAACACCTTTAAAAAACTCAAAATTAGTAAGAGATGACATTATTCTATTTTTTTAACTAAGATAATAACATTGAAAAACATATTTTTTCAATTTTTTATTTTAAATAAATTATCAACTAATATTAAAAATATTCTTTTTAATACTATATTATTATATTCAATGTAATCATTATTATCAATCATAATATTATTCATTTGAAATAAATAATCATTAATGAAAAAATTAAGTGTAAAATCAAAGTATTCAATTTCATCTTCACATTTTTGTAAATAATAGTAAAATTCAGGTATTTCTTCTTTAATAATTTTTATTAATTTATCATTTGAAATATTAAAAGTGTTATATTTGATAAAATTTCTTACAACAGTTGTAATTTGTATCATTGTTGAATATTTTATTTATTTAAAAATAAAATATTTTCAATTTTTTAATTTCCATTTTCATAACCAATTTTAGTATTTAAATGATTAGTAGCACAAGATATAACTAAACTAATATTATTTTGATAATAACGGTTAATTGGTAAATAACAAATTTCATTAATTAAATTTTCTAAAATATAATAAACACTATCTTTATAAATATTAAATAATATTTCAAAATTATGTAATATTTCAGGATTTAAATTATTATTTTTTTCATAATTAAACCATAAAACATTATTTAAAAAATTATCAATATTAACATCAACTAAATCATTTTGTTTATTATAAATTTTAACAGTTTTAAAAGTGTTCTTTTTATCAACGAATTTATCCAATTCATCCGCCATACTGTCAATTCTATAATCACCAATATATATTTTAATATTATCATCATTGTAAAAATCAATAACTTTTTTATTGCAATAATTAATTAAAACAATTCCTTTAATTATATCATTCATTCTTCTTGTGTAAAATAATATTGTATCTCTTTCAGCATTTTGTTTTAATGGAACTTTTGGATTTAATAAAGGAATATTTTTAATAAATTTAGTTTCATATAAAATATCATCATTATCTATTTTTAATGGTTTTCCATCACTATTATATAATTCAATTGTTAATTTATTAATATTTCCTAAAGAACTATCGTCCCATTCTTTTAAAGCAAAATATGGTTTTCCCAACCAATTAAAACAAAAAAATTTATCTGGATAAATTGTGTAAGCTTGAAGAGACCTTGTGGATAAATTTCGACCATCACTTAATTCAGGAATTTTTAATAATATATACCTATCCATATATAATGAATTTTCTATATGCATATCAGGAATATATCTAATTTTTGGAAAATTATATTTACAAATTCTTTTAACATCATTAACAACAAAATCAATATCATCTTTTTCTTCATCTGTTGGATAATTTAAATAATTTTTATTCAATGTAACTTTATTATATTTAGACAACATTAATTGATCTATTCTACAATATTTTACATTTGTAAAATTTCTTGTTATAAATGGTTCAACGGAATGTTTCAGTTTTTCAGAATAATCCATTAAAAAATTTTTATTTATATCATATATTTTAATATCTTCACTATTTTTTAATGTAATATTATCTAATAATGGATAAGTGCTATTTGTTATAGGACCAAAAAAAACTGTATAATTATACGAATTTGGATATAGCTTAAAATTTCTACTATTACTATCAATATTAATTCTGAAATCTCTTAAGGTTTCTCCCAATAAATTTGAATTTAAATTAGGATCTAATGTATTATTTTGAAAAGTAAAATCTGTTTGTTTTTTTATTGGTTGTGCATTTGTAAAATTGTCATTTAAATTATTTTGAGATCTTGCATTCATATTTTGATTATAAGAATTAACTACATTACGTGTATCATAAAAAGTGTTATTTGGTTGAAAAGAAGAATAATTTCTTACAAATTGTTGTTGATCTGGTGTAGAATTAAAAGTATTATAAATACCATTTCTAATATTATTTTGATTACTCATTATAATTATAATATAAAATTATATATAAAGTTTTTTCGTTTTTTATTTTTATTTTTTATAAATGGTAATTACATATTAATACAATGGAAAAGTATTTATATTCCAATGATAATACAAAATTATTAACAAAAAAACTGATTGAATTATGTGGATTTCAATTAAAAGAAAATAATCAACAAACTATTTCTCTTATTAAAAATTGTAATACTATTGTAAAAGATACTATAGTTGAAGTAAATAATAAATATGGTTATCAACTTAAACCTTGTAAGGAAAGTATTGAAAAATTAAATGCCAAATGTTTAAGTAATTGTATTTCTAAAATGAAAAATAAAAGAAAACAAACAAATGAAGGTTATCAAACACTACAGCCTAAAACTAACCAAGAAAAATTTAATACTTTTAGAAATCCAAATGAAATGTTAAGAGAATCAAATAATCCAAATAATCAACAAAAAAATGATATGGAAAATTTAAATGCTTTTAGTTTTTCTGGAGGAAATGAATATGCACCTATTGTTGATGTGGGAAATAGCACAGGTATGATTATGTCCGCAACTGGAAAATATGAAAAAATAAATAATTTAGACCCAGGAACTAATAATTTATCAAAAAAAGATTATGCAAACAGTTTGTCTGAAAGAATAGAAATGCAAAAAAGAGATTTAGAACAATTTACACCCAATTCACCAAATGAATTTTCTTTAAATAAAGAAACCGCTGAATGGCTTGGTATTGCTGGAAGCACAGAACAAAATCAACAATATAATCCTAATCAACAACAACAACATAACCAACAACAACCTAATCAACAACAACAACCTAATCAACAGCAAAATGATTATCAACCCGGTTCATCATTTGTTCAAGGGGGGGGAATTGACAATGTTGGAACATCTTTAGATACAGCATTTAGTGGCGTTTCAAGTATTCAAGGTTCCGGTTTATCCAATCAACAACCAATGACAAATAATAACGAACAACAACAAATGAATAATAATGATCAACAACAAATGATGAATAATAATAATCAACAACAAATGATGAATAATAATAATCAACAACAAATGATGAATAATAATAATCAACAACAACAAATGATGAATAATAATAATCAACAACAAATGATGAATAATAATAATCAACAACAAATGATGAATAATAATAATCAACAACAAATGATGAATAATAATAATCAACAACAACAAATGATGAATAATAATAATCAACAACAACAAATGATGAATAATTTTGATGATAGTATTGATCCAAATGAAAGATTAAAACAGGTTCAAAATGAAAGAAGTCAA